TATAAAACCTTAGTTGAAGTTATAGCATCTCTATCGGGTAATGGTCTAAAAGATAAATTTTTAAGGATGCAAGAACGCAATGACAACAAAAAATACTAAAGACGATTTAATAATATCACATTTAGAGTATATAAGAACACGAGTAGACCAAATAAATGGTAGGGTCAGAGAAAACGAAAAAGAAATTACAAAGATAAAAACTATTGGGATTACAATCTTTACGTTCCTAACTTTAGCAATATCAATAATAGGAATTACTAAATGATTCAAGCTATGGTAGTAAAATTAATATTTAAGCAAGTTTACAAAGCTATTAATAGAAAACATAATTTAAAAAAGATAGATAACTACGTTAATCAAACAAACGAATTAGATATAGAAGTTTTAAAGATAAATAAAAGATTAGACATTATAGAAAAGAAAATAAAGGGGGATGAATGATTAAATTTATTCAGATGCTATATCAAGTAAATTCTGTTAAAAAAGAAATTAACAAAATATTAGCATTAGTAAAATCACATCATCATAGATTGGCTACAATAGAAAAAAAACTAGATGATTTAAATGAAAATTCACATCCACCTTTGTTTACAAAAACCCAATATGAATCATTAGATTCCCGTATAGGTTACGTTGAAGCTTTTGTAGATAATTTAGTTAAAATAGCAGATAACGAAAAAAATCTTGCTAATTAAATCTAAATAGATTATATTAAACAATGTGGAGAAAACAATAAGTATGGAAAACCAAGAATCCCCAGTCGTTGAACAGAACAACGATACACAATCTGCCGACAATCAGAATGTCGATAATCAAACTGCCGTTCAAGGAAACGATAGTCCTAATAGTGTTCCTTATGCTCGATTCAATGAAATAGTCAAACAGAACAAAAAGCTCAATGATAAGTTAGATAATTTATCTAAACAGCAAGAAGCTCAAAGAACAAAGGAAATGGAAGAGCAAAACAAATTCCAAGAACTTTATACTGAGTTAAAAGCTTCTAACGCACAGCTTTCTGAAAAGAATGATTATTATATGAAATTAGAAGAAGAGGAACGAAATGGTTTATTATCGCAACTATCAGAAGAAGAACAAGAAGTTTATTCTGAATTGTCTACTTCAAAGTTACGAACCCATATAGCAAATATGCAGAACAAAGCATCAGTAGCAACTGATAAGTCTGCAGTCGTAAGAGGTAATAATCTAAATATCAAAACAGACAACGATATTTGGAAAATGAATCCAAGCGATAGAAAAGCTAATTGGGGAAGCGTAGTAAGCCACTTTAAAAACAAGAAAAAGTAAAAATTAATTAAATATTTAAGGAGAGAATAATGGAAAATATATTTCTATTAGGTCTTGATGCAGCAATATTGGATATTGTTTCTTTAATCGGTATTGGTGGAGCTATAACCTTATATGGTACATCTTCTTCGGGTGATGTAACTGGCGAAACTGATTTAGATTTAGCAATTCCAGAATTGTGGTCAAGCGCAATTTATGGTTATTTTGAAAGTAAGCTTATTCTACGTGGAATCTGCGATGATTATAGTGCTTTAGTTAAAGGTAAAGGCGATACTATTAATATTCCAGAGATTCCAGAAGTAACTGGCTTAACAGATAAAGCAGAGGGAACATCTGTAGTTTATGGTGATGAAACTCTTGTAGACACTAATTTAGCAATCAATAAACATAAATACGTTGCTAAAATGTTTGAAGATTTAGGCGTTATACAAGCAAACGAACCATTATTTGCTAAGTATGCTCAAGCAATGGGTTATCAATTAGCAAAACAAATCGACACAGATATTTTAGCTCAATTAGATGATTTAGGAACAACTCAAACACTTACAACGGATAATGTTATTTCATTAAACGATGCAGAAACTGTTGTAGCATCTTTACTTGATAATAATTTAGAAGTAGATGATTGCGTTTGGATTGTAAATTCTAAAATATATTCTGATTGGTTAGCTCAAGGCGTTATTAAACAATCTTTTAACGCACCAGCAAACTATGCAACATCTGGCGCATTAGCGAATACTGTAAACTCTGGTATTGATTTTGGTGGAGCTACAATAGGTGGAACTGTGCCTAGCTTTTTTGGTATGCCAGTATTAACATCTTCATTGATTGGTAGTGCTGCTGGAACTGGAAATGAAGTAGCATACTGTGTTAAAAAAGGTGCTGTAGCATTAGCTGTGCAACAAGAAGTAAGAGTGCAATCTGAATACTCTGTAGATTTTCTTGCAACTAAAGTTGTTGCAGATGTTATTTATGGAACATTGAAGATGACTACTAATAAAGTTATGGGTATCGAATTATTGAATCCGTAAAAATAGATTACTGATAATCGTGTTATGGGGAAGTTGTCGGAGCTTCCCCGTAACTTAACCTCGAGGAGTAAAAAAAATTATGATAGTATTAGAAAAAGACGGAAACAAAACAGCACCACTTGCGTTAGAAGAAGCGCAAAAATTAGTTAATAAAGGGTGGAACGTTTTTATAAATAAAAGTGGCGTAAAATTAAACAAGCAAAAAGCAAAAGCAAAAAAAGCTAAAAAAGAGGGTAAAGAGTAATGGCTAAATCAAGTTTACACAGATATACAACTCAAGAAGCTCTAAATATTTTAACTGGTGGAGGTGGCGCTGATATTGTCGCTGCAAGTGGAAGTGATGTAAACCTTACTGCTCATACCTACGTTGCTGTAACAGCTATAACTGCTTGTGATGTAGATTTAGTATCAAGCGATACAGATATATGGGATAGTCATACTGCTTTGGTAATACCAGCGGGAACAACGATATATGGTAATTGGAGTTCTGTAAATATTACAGACGGCGATACTGCAGTTGTTTATAGAGCACATTCTACTGACTAATGAAATACGATAAAGATGTTTTATTAAACTATATAGAAAAAAACGAAGGATATAAGTCGAGGGTCTACAAAGACCATTTAGGACACGAGACTATAGGGATTGGTTTTAAGCTTAACGAGTTAGATTTAAGCAAAAACGAATCCCTTTCTATTTTAAACAGAAAAATAAACCAATTAGATATAATATTGCATCAAAAATATAAATGGTGGAAAAACGCAAACCAAAGCGTAAAAATAGTTGTTTTTGATATGTGCTACCAAATGGGGCCATATGGTTTTTCTAAGTTTAAAAAGATGATAGGACATATTGAGAACAAGGACTACAAAAACGCATCTAAAGAATTATTAGATTCTAAATATGCGAAAGAGCAAACGCCTAATAGGGCAAAACGAAATAGCAAAATATTGGAGGAAGCATAATGGACAGCTGGATTACAAATAATTGGGAATGGTTACTAATAGGTTTTCTTGTTTTAGAGAAAATAGTAAAATTATCCCCAAGCAAAAAAGACGATATATTATTTGATTCAATGATTATTCCTATTTGGGAATTTTTAAAAAAGAGAGCAAACAAAAAATAAATGGCTCGTAATGAATTTATAATAGGTAATGACGCTTCATTAGATAGACACTTTAAGCCAATATTTATTGGTCAAGATATTTCGCCTATAGAAGTAAGTGAAAACGCTTTTAAAATAAATGGCGATGTAAATATTGAAGGCGATATAACGGCAAGAGGTTCTCTATTTGGCGATAAATTTGTAGCACGTGATATGGATATTAAGGGTGGACAATTTAAAGTGTTCGAAAGTGGTAGTACTACAAACTTTTTGCAATTTTATTTTGGAGGAGGCTCTGCAGCGTTGTTGCACGGAGCGAATGATTTAACAATATCTGCTGGAGCAGATTGTAACTTTGTAGTTGAAGGCAATGATATAATGTGGACTGGTTCTGACGGAAACATTGCTGTATGGACTTTATCAAGTACGGGTATAGAAATGAAGGGTTACGATACTGCAAATAGAAGCTACACCTTTGCGCCTACTGGTACTGGCGATATGATATTTAAATCTGACGGATTAGTAATTCAAGATAATGGCGATGTTGATACACCAGCAAGTGGATATGGTACGTTGTATGTTAATAGCGATGTATTATATTTTAAAACTGACGGAGGAACAGCGACTAATTTATTAAGTGGTGGAGGAGCAAGTGCTTTAGATGATTTATCCGATGTAACTTACTCAAGTGGCGATTTAACAATATCATCATTAGATAAAGTAGTATTAAGCAATGACTTGCTATTTGATAGTAGTGCTGATTTAATCACGCACGATACTACAAAAACAGCGACATATGCTGGAACAAACTTTGACATTGCTGGAACTAATTTTGCTTCAATAAAAGCTGGTAGTGCGCTTAGTGGCTTATATTTAATTGGAAATGAAGGTGGTGATACTGGTCAAGCCTATGTTCTTTGTGGAGCAGACGGAGCAACAACGTTGGGAACTTATGACGGCTTTGGTGATGCTGCTCATATAACAATACAATCTGACGGAGATACTATATTGGATTCATCAAACAATATAGAATTAAATGCAGATAATGGAATTGTTGCTATTAAAGATGCATCAGTTACAAATGGTTATTTTAAAGGCTCATCATTGTTTTTAGCAGAACAAGCAGATGCATATGGAGATGCTGCAGCATATGGACAACTTTGGGTAGACACTGCAACGCCTAATGAACTTGCTTTTACAGATGATGCTGGTACAGATATAATTGGTATTGGTAAGTATCACTATGAAACGAAGATGATTGGATATTACGGAGGAACGATTGCTTATTTACCAATAACTGGTTATGTCTTAGATAAAACATCAACTACTAATAATAATGAATTTATTGCATTTGTTGCACCATATAATGGAACAATAGAAAAAGTTGGATTCAGAAGTGAAGCAGCAATGAGTGGAACAATGAGTTTTAGATTAATAGAATCAGCAGATGGAACAGAGGTACCAGGCTCATCAGTGTTTAGACAAGATACTGGGGGGGTTAGTTTAGCAGATGATACTTATTATGAGATACCAATAAGTAGTCCGGGAACTGGTACTGCTTATGCTCCTATGACTAAAGGTAGAATCTATGCCCTTCTTATAGTTACACCTGCAAGTTCTTTTGATACGAATGTTACTGTAGTTTTTAAATGGGATACAACAAGTTAATGGCTAAATTAAAATCAATATTACCTAAAGACAAAGAATTAGAATTAAGAGTAATTCAACAGAAAATTATAAATAAAAAAATGTTAAACGAAGATTATAGCGAATTGCAAGAGCAAGAACAAGAAATAGTTAATCTAGTAGGAGTTGAAGAATGAGTGGAATGCTAAATAAAACAATGGCTGATATTTACAAGGATTTATTTTATATAGATAATTCTAATAGTGGATTTGATTCAACAATTAGGAATATTAAAAGTGGAAATGGTAATACATCGGGATTGTGGTTATCAACAACGAGAGTGCAAATTAAACATACTGCAGACGACAACAATGCTGTAGTAATAAAAGATAAAGACAATACTACACATTTTAAAATAGATACTAATAATGATTTGTTTAAAGTAGGTTCAACTCAAGAAACCGTAAATACACAATTTCAAAAAATAGTAGATAAAATAACTTTAGACGGCTCAAATCATTATGCTGTTGGTATGAACACATCCCCTACAACAGCAGTTACATTAGGAACGGGAACAGACCCAGCAACATCGTATACAATCGCAACAACTGCAGACGATTTAGTTTGCTGTATGATGTTTGTTGATACAGCGATAACTATGGATACTATAAAGTTGTGGGTAGCTGGTGCTGATGCAAACGCAGACACTATAAGATTTCATTTAATGTCATATGATGTAGATACAAGTAATTCAGCGACAAGTGGGGATTTAAGCAATGGAGCTGTAGTTGCATCTGGAGCAGATATTTCAAGCGCTGGATATGAACAAGCGTACCAACAACAATTAACGATTTCTACAGCAACGATAACAGCAAATAAAGTTTTATTGCTATGCGTTAAAGCAGACACTTCTTGTACAGCAATGCCCAAATTGAATACACAATTAAGATTAAACAACCAAGCGTTTACAAATACTAAAATTTATAATGAGCAAGTAGATGTACAGCAAGAAGTAGATTCTACAGACGGATTTATTGAATTATTAAATTTTTCTACAACAAAGGGAACAAACACGCAGACTAACTCTAAAGGCTTATGCGTTTATAATATGTCTAACGTTTGCGCAGAAATACAATTCAAAACAACGGAATGGAAAAATGATTCAAATACAGATATAGGTAATTCTGTAGACCTTGGACCCGGAAGCGCAACAACAACAAGAAATGAAACTTTTTTATTACCAGCGCAAGGATTTATGTATTTAGATAATAGTAGATTTTTATCCTATGCAGAAGATGCAAGTGCTGCAAATGCAACGACTATAGACAATACTGCACCCGATTCGAATATGTACACAGATTCAACAGCAGATACCGACGATACTACAGCAACTGACAATGTAGATAATAGTGCTTCCAATACTACAGTATATTTAGAACCTTATACAAGCGCAACTAATTGTACTGCAAATTTATTTAAAGTAGGCGATTTAATACGAATTAGAGATGAAATTATGGAAGTTACTGCTATTGGAGATAAATCAGATTTAGCAAATAACACTTTAACTGTAAAAAGGGGAATGTTTGGAAGTACAGCTACAACGAATACGGATGATGAAGATGCGGTGAGATTTGCTTTCTTTAATACTCATAATAAATTTAATGCTTATAGTACTGCACAAACAGATAAACAAGGAATGTTTTCAGCAACTAATTTTTTTGGTTATGGTAGAAGTTTAACGGCTGTAGCAGACGGAATTGTTCCCGGCAGTATTGCTATAAAATTTTATGAACAAGGCTATCAAGAATTAGGATTAGAAGGCATTACATCAAATACGCCTACTGGACTTGCAGCATCAACAACTTATCAATTTACTATTGCTGTTGACGGAGGAAGTGCATACGATATTGATTTGACAACAGATTCTACAAATTTAAACTTTGGTGGACCAAATGGATTTATATCGAAATTACAAGCTATTTTTAATACGCAATTTCACACTACAAGCTCTAATTTATTTGAGAAAAAAGTTACTGTAGGAATTGTCAATGGCGATATAAGATTCACATCGGGTTCACGTTTATCTACTTCTGGAATAGTATTAGCAGATTCAAGTGGAAGCGATACAGATATTTGGGGAGTAGGAAGATTTCCAGCAGTAGCAAACGTTGAAGGAGCAGTTAATGCTAAATTACCAGAGGATGTAATCTATGACGATGCAACTAACAAAGAGCTTCCTAATACAAGTGCTTTTTTATTCGATAATGGCAATGGAGAGTTATTAGGTACACCGGGCAACGGAACTATAAATTACGAAACTGGTGCTATTCAATTTAGAGCGCACGAAGAAGCTAATTTTGTTGTAAGCTTTAAACATAAATCTGCACATAGTGGAGGAGTAGATACAACGGCAGACCAATACAACAATCTAATTAGTGTAAGCGCAAGAAGTTGTAATGATAAATTACCAGCAAAAATAAAATTAATTTCTTATACATAGGAGCATAAATGGCTATAAGTACTTTTAAATATTGCACACAAAGAGATGTAAAAGATGTTTATCCATATATAGACGAAGTAGATAACAAAGTCGTTATAAGGAATTGGAATACTACAGACACATCAAATCAATATCAAGCAAATAATACTGGATTGATTACTCAATTATATGTAGACGGCGTTAAGGGAACATCTGTATCAGATAGCCCTAATGCGAATTATGAATATAATTATTCATCGACTACTGATTCAGTACAATTATTTTTTACTACAGACCCAAACGATTTATTAATAGAAGCTGGTGAAGATTGGGCAACATTAATAGATAGAATGATTGTTAATTGTTCTATGGAGTTATCTAGTTTATTAGATGCTCGTTTTCCAAGACCTATCCCAAAGTCGTATCAGTATGCCGAAGCTACCGACGGCTCAGATGAGCCAGAATATGATTACATCATAAAGAGAGCTACGGCTTTATTGGTTGCCCATCATCAGCTTGTATCGAAAAACCCTAATGACGAAAAAGCTGCAGCGTTTAAAGAAGAAATAAATGAAATAGTTGATAAGCTAAATGGAGGAAAAATGAAGTTAGCTTTTGAAGTTGATGCTACAGACCAAAAAGGCGACATCGTTGAAGTAACAAAAGCTGGAACTATGCATTTAGTAGAAACTGCTGGAGCTTGGGTTGGAGCGCCTTATGATAGAGTTAAAATTAAATGCGTTAATGCTGGAGTTTATGGTACTGCAAAAGTAGATATATTCGCTTTAAGTGGTAATGCGTTATATGGTTCTAAAATATGGGAAGGCTGTATTGTTACTGGAGGCTTACAAGAAATAAGTGGATTATGGTTTAGATTTGAAGGCAACTCTATGTCTGTCGATGATGAATGGCATATAGTTGTGAGAAATTTTGCTATGAATAGTAGCAATTCAGGAGTGCGTTCAATTCGTGCAACTCACTCATACCGAGTAGGAAAAAATAGAGGAGAAGAATAATGCCGTTTAAAAAAATGGGATACACTAAAACTAAAAGTGCGATGAAAAAGAAAAAGAAAAAAATGTCTAAATCTAAAAAGAGAAAAAAAAAGTAGGATGCTGTTTTAGATGCCGATAACATACGATAAAATAAGTTTTCCCAAGATAGAACAAAACATTAAGAAGATATTAGACAATGATTTTCCTAATGTTTATGTAGGCAGTAAGCTTACAATGCTTGGAAATGAAACTATTAGAATCAATTTACTTTCAAGCTCAAGCGAAGATTTGGCGACTAATTTTGAAGTAAGAACATATAATGTTTTATTAAGATATTACACTACAGCAAATATGGATTCACAAAGCGAAAATGAAGCTGTTAAAAATAGAATTGATAGAATTAAAAAAGC